CGCAATTTTGGCGTAAAGAAATTGAAATAGTTCGTAAGGCTATGAATTTTAGATTTCCAGCAGAAATTCATTTTGATTCAATAGTTCTATCTGACGAAGCTGCACAAAAACAATTACTTATTCAGTTAGCTGATAGAGACATAATTTCTCAAGAAACATTATTAGAGAGATTTAGAGAACTGCCATCAATAGAAAGAGTAAGAGTGAGGCGAGAAGAGCGAGATAGAAAAGCAGATATTATTCCAGAAAAAGCTAGTCCTTTTCATAATCCTCAACATAAAAACGAGATTGAAAAAATCGCTCTTAATAAAGATATGTTGTCTGATGAATATTTTGAAGAAATTGATTTACCAATTAAAGATGCTGTTGTAGTTACCGAAAATTCAATACCTAATGTTCCACAACAAAAGCAAAATACAGAAGTAAAAACCCCCGGTAGACCACCATTTACTAGGGATACCCAAAAACGTAAACAAAAGCGTGTCTTGCCAAAAACTGGTGAAGCATCTACAGCATTATTATGGGGTATTGACGCCCAAAACCAAATTGCTGATATTTTAAATCCAGTAGCTTTAAAACATTTTAATAAACCAAATATACGTAGTTTAAATAAAGACGAACTTAATCAATTGGATCATTTAAAACTACGAGTATTTTCTAATATGCAAATATTTGAATCAGTTACCGAAGATGGTATTAAGACTATACTTGATAGTAAGCAAAATATACCAACACAATGTATGAATGAGATTAATTTACAAATTAAGGCATTCAATACCCACAATAATAGACATGCAACAACTAATGAATTGAAATTTATTTATGCTTCTGCATTGTGTGAATATGATAAAAATAATGAATAAACTCCACTAATGGTTTTTTTTGTGTAGTATTTTTTTGGAGGTACTTACTGAATGAAAATATATAAACAAGAAATATTAGATGGTTTAGAGCAAGCTCTATCATCGAGTAATACAATTGCATATTGTTCATTGGCAGAAAAGTATACACCAAACGCACAACAAAAAACAGATACTATAGATAAGCTTAACTCAACACAAGCCTTAGAAGCCGGTAATAAAGATCAAATAGATCTTTTCTATTTAAAATCAATTCTGGTAAGTACTGGCTGGAATAAAAATGATGATGTATTCGATCCACAAGAACTGTGGAATGCTAGAAATACACCAGAAGACAAGCCATTTAATTTTATGCATAATGAAAAGGATATTATTGGTCATATTACTGGAAATGCTGTAGTTGATTTTGAAGGCAATCCAATAAATGAAAACAATGTTCAAGTTCCAAGTCAGTTTAATATTCTTACAACTTCTGTAATTTATACATCGTGGACAGACGCAGAGCAAAAAGAACGCATGGATAAAATCGTTGCCGAAATAGAAGAAGGCAAATGGTTTGTATCTATGGAATGTTTATTTCCAGCTTTTGACTATGCTGTTATAGATAGCAATCGAAAAGCAAGCGTTATACCACGAAATGAAAGTTCAGCATTTTTAACAAAACACCTTAAAGCTTATGGAGGAACTGGAACATATCAAAACTACCAAGTTGGCAGGCTTTTAAGAAACTTATCGTTCTCTGGTAAAGGCTTAGTTTCAAAGCCAGCTAATCCTCGTAGCATAATATTGGAAGGAAATCAATTTTTCGATGAATCCAAGGCTTGTGCCTTAGAAATACACGTAATCAAGGAGAATGAAATGCCCGATAATATGACCCAGCAAATTATTGATTTGCAAAAGGAATTAGCCGAGGTCAAGTCTGCTAATGAAGCTCTAAAGGCTGAATTAACAACAAGCAAGACCACAGAATACGAAGAAACAATCAAAGAATTACAATCTTCTTTAGCTTCAAAAGTCGAGGAAGTTAATATACTCACAGAAGCTAAAGAGCATTATTCTACAGATATGAAGAAAAAAGAAGAAGAAATGACAGCTATGGAAAAAAAGATGAAAGAAATGAAAGAAGAAATGGCTGTTATGAAAAAGAAAGAGGCAATGATGAAGCGTAAGGCTGAACTAGAGGAAGTTGGTCTTGATGCAGAAGAAGCTTCAGCGACAGTTTCTGATTTTGAAAATTCAGATGATGAAACTTTTGCCAAGGTTGTAGCTTTAATGAAGAAGAAGGCAAAGTATATGACTGAAGAAAAGTCAGTCAAGAAAGATAAGAAGGATACAACTATGGCTCAATCAGAAGACGAAGAAGTTGATGCTTCTCAGGCTTCAGAAAAAGATCTAGATTCAGTAGAAGAATCAGTAGAAGTTTCTATTGCTGAAGCTGCTGAAGAAAATGAATCTGAATCACTTCGCGCCGTTGCAAGCGAGTGGCTTGGTTCTATTTTAAGATCGACACCAAAAACCAAAGACAACTGAGAATTACTTTTACTAAGGAGAATGAATAATGGCTCTAAAAACTGATAGAAGTGTCTTGCAGACAGATATTTCGTTTTTCATGAACGAATCTGCTACTCGCGGTGGCGTTGTTTCTCTTAGCACTGGCGCATCTGGTGCCGCTATGGATAACGGTGCTGCTCTAGTAACATACGCAGCTAATCCATCGGGTAAAATTCCTGTTGGTCTTCTTATAAATGACATGGTAGATATTGATCTAACAAGACAGCATCTTAACCAGCATAAGGACGAGGTACAAAAGGGTGGCAAGGTAACACTACTCCAAAAGGGTTATGTTGTTACAAACAATCTATTGGGTACAGTAACAGCAGGCGCTCCTGCTTATCTTGCCCATAGTGGTAGACTTGCTACTACAAATGTTTCGACAGATAATACTGATGCAGACGGTTCAACAAGACCTTCCAAATACAAATACCTGAGTTAATTAAAAAGGAGATGTAAAAGATGAAAACAAGACCAACACCTGAGTTTATCGAATTGCTAAAGCGTTCGGGAAGCTCTGATAAGGTAGTCGCAATGGCCGCTCAAAGGGAAATCGCCAAAGCCCTTGAAACACCAATTCGTAAGGGTGTTTTATTTGGTGATGTTGTAACTTCGATTTTCGAAGCTATGCCACTAGAGCCGGGTGCTACACCTGAGTTCCCATTGGATCTACTTGCCCCCGGTACTGAGGCAGATCATGTTGCCTATACCAATCCCGGCAATGGTAGAATTCCAGAAAGACATGTCGAAGGTGATTATGTCATGGTAAATACTTATGGCATTAGTAGCTCAATCGACTTTCTTTTAAAGTATGCCCGTGAAGCTAACTGGAACGTAGTAGCTCGCGCTATGCAGGTTCTAGAAGCATCATTTGTTAAGAAGATCAATGATGACGGTTGGCACACACTACTCGCTGCTGCTGTTGACCGTAATATTTTAGTGTTCGACAATGATGCAGCTGGTGGTCAATTTACAAAGCGTCTTGTCAGCTTAATGAAGACAGTTATGAGAAGGAATGGTGGTGGTAACAGTGTTACTGCTCCCGGCCGTCTTACAGATCTATACTGCTCTCCAGAAGCTGTCGAAGATATTCGTAACTGGGGTGTTGATCAGCTAGATGAAGTTTCTCGTAGAGAAATTTATGTAGCCGCCGACAATGGCCCAGCTATAACACGCATCTTCGGTGTAAATCTACACGATGTGTTTGAGTTTGGTGATGGTCAAGAATATCAAACATATTTCACAAGCGATCTCGGTGGCTCACTTGAGTCCAGCGACGTTGAACTTGTGATTGGTCTTGATCAGAATCAAAACGATAGCTTTGTAATGCCTGTTAAGAAAGAAGTTGAAGTCTATGAAGATGAAAGTCTTCATCGTCATCAGCGTCAGGGTTACTATGGCTGGGCTGAAATTGGTTTTGGTGTGCTAGATAACAGACGAGTTCTCGCTGGCTCGTTCTGATGTCTTATAACATCTAAAGAGAATAAGGCTACCTCGTTATTCGGGGTAGCCTTCTCTTATTTATGTGTATGAGATATTGGAGGACAACATGTTCAGCGCAAACTCTATGTCAAGCTTGCCAATATCTGATGATGGGAAAAAACCAAGAACATTTTTTGGTTCTGTAAAACTATTTTTAAATAAAGCTACATTAACATTTCCACTTTATTTCAATAGAATACAGAATTTTTCTTTGAGTATGAATTTAGTAAACTCGCTCTCATTAAGTAGAAATATCCTACACGAATTTATAGTTGCTATGAATGCTACAATATACAAGAATTTAAATGTGAATAAAATTTTATCCTTCACATTAAGTAAATCAAATATAAATAAACAAATTAATTTTACATTGCAGATTAATAAGTTAATAGATTTTTCACAGAGAAGATAACTATGCCATTAAAATTATCAGATAGAGTAAGAGAAAATACTACTACTGTTGGTTCTGGTATTTTATCATTAGTCGGTAATACAGATGGATTTAGAAGGTTTGATAATGTATTGGCTAGCGGAGATATAACCTATTATTGTATAGAAGAAAATGATAAATTTGAGATTGGTATTGGCACTTATCAAAACAATAGCATATCTAGAGATTATATACTACAAAGCACTCAGTCTGGATCAAAAATTAATCTTGGTGGTAGTGGCGTAGTATTTTTAACATATCCAGCAGATAAAGCTGTATATAAAAATCAAGAAGATCAAACATTAATTGGGCCGTCTGGTATTAGATTCAATGATGGATCTATACAGACTTCGGCTTTGTCATCGTCTGTTACTCAAGATATATCATATATATCTGGAATTGCCATTTATAGTTCTGGAGAAATCAATAATAATTATGTTAATATAAATTCTGACTATACTGTGTCTAAATCTAATAACAAAATTTTTGTTGATTGTTCATCATCAAATATAAATGTGTATATACCTACAGCATCTGGATTAGGTGGCAAAGGTTTTA